GCCACTCCTTGAACTTATCCATAGGCATTTCAGTAATTCCACCGAATCCTTTCCATCCTTTAGAATAGTTCCGCAGGTACGCGGGTTTAGCCGCTCTGGCCGTTGGATACCCGAGCATCACTTTATGCTCATCAAAATCCCCGGCGCCAGGGTTATTCTGGTCGACTACATATGCGACCTCGGCCGACTGTTCTTGCTTTTTCGTTAGGTTTTTTGGGGTAAATACATCGAGGTTATCTTTGTCCGCCCCCTGCACGTTAGGGATATGCCCGTAGTTGTCCTTCATGGTGACAGACCATGGATTTCCTTTCTCATCGACCCCCGAACGGACATCTCCGGCCTTGGTTTCCGTGGCAATATGAACCCCGCGGAAGTCCGACCCGATGACTGGGTACGCGCCCTTCGACACTTCTTCCTCTGTTACTTGAGGCTGAAGGGCCGCGGCTTGGGCTACAGGGGCTAACGCTTCCCTTTCTTCTGATGGTTGCGTTTGCGGGGCTGTGTTCTGGCTTTGGTCATTTATGATTCCTGTTTCTTGTGGTAAGGGTGCTTCGGGTGCGACCGGTTGTTGATTCCCCGGTCCGCTGATAATCTCTTGGCCGCCTCGTGCGGGTTCTTGCTGTGCGAGATGTAAGTCATCGCCGCTATTCGTTTGGCTTCCTTCTCCGATTTGCCCTGCTTCTCCAGGGAATTCCTGATCGCTACGTATTGCGCCGGCATCTTCGACCTCCTTAGTAAAGGGTTGACGCTCCGCAGGCAGGTATTCACTCAGAGCAGTATCTAAATCTTCGTCCGGGTGATCCTGTTCTGCTACGGCCGCATCCTGTAGCATCCTTCGAGAGACGATGGAATTTTCTCTGGCCGCTATTTGAGGCCCAGTTATCTGCTGCTCGGTGGCGCTCAAAGCCGCCCGTTTAAATACGCCATCTGGTGCGGAGGAAAGTTGTTCTTTAATTTCGTCCGTAGCCTTCTCAACCGCTGTTTTTTCAGGGTAAACGGCGCTTTTAAGCTTCTCAAAAATAGCCGAAGGCGTATCGGTCGGATCATAGACCCCAGCTTTTATGGCCGCATCCTTCAAACTTTTAGTAACGACTGTTGGTACGCCGCTGAGCTCCTGATACTTCTGGAATCTGTCTACCACGCTTTTTATTTCCGGATCGACTTCCGCTACGGCCGGTTCGACCGAAGTCGGGGCTTCTGGGATAACAGCATTTTCCGGTTCTTCTTGTAAATTGGTTTGCGCTTGTTGCGCCTCGGTTCCCGGAATAGCAACGTTTTCCGGTTCTTCTTGTAAATTGGTTTGCGCTTGTTGCGCCGCGGTTACTTCGGCATCCTCTACAGGAGGCGGTAAATTTCCCCCTGCTATAGCGCCAACCGGTGCTCCCATTCCGGCTCCGGTAACTAACCCTAGAGCGGCGGCATTGCCGACCCCTTCGCCAAGAGGTTTTTCCAGTGCCAAATTAGAGGCCGCTTGTTCCTGACCGGACTGTGCTGCTTCTTGCGCTCCTTCAACGACTCCGCCTTCTACGCCTTTCCTAATAGCTCCTTTACCGGTAGCTGCAAGTGCCGGATTATCGAGTAGTAACGTATTTACGTCCCCAACGCCTAACTTCTGCGCCGCTTTACCAAAACCGTGCGTAAGGGCTCCGGTTAGCGCTCCGCTAGCGGCTTGTAACAGGGACTGCTTAGGAGTCAACAACCCGCTTTCTGTTTGTTGCCGTAATTGTTCAGTATTTTGCCCGGCGGTAACCGCACCTTCTCCAATAGGGCCTGCGGCCAATGACGAGAGTTTAGGGGCGTACTTCATAAGCCCTTTGGCCAGGACTTGACCGCCGGCCATTGATGGTAGCGATTCGCCTATCGTGTGGGCGATAACCGACGGATTTTCTACCGCGGCCTTCAGTGTTGGGGCGAACCCTTCAGCTTCGTGTACCTTTTTAAAAGCCTCTTTCTGCGCTGGAGAATACTGTTCGCTTAATATTTCTTTGGCTCTTCGAAAATCTACTCCGGCCTCCTGAACGGCTTTTCCAGCATGCCCCCCTGATACTAAATCGGCGGCGCCTACTAAAGTTTCAGGAACTCCGATAGCCCCTTTCAACGCGGTTATTCCAACGTCCTTAGCCCTATCTCCTAGTGTTGGTTCTGGAGTCGGTTCAGCCGGAGGAGCCGGGGCGTATTCGGCTAGCATCGAATCTAAATCTGGAGCCGCTTGTTTTGGAGCGTATTCGGCCAATGCCGAGTCTAGGTCTTGAATACTATCCGCCATTTATATCGTCCCGGTTATTGTTTTATCGGAGTATTGTACACGTATTACTGAGTATTGTCCGCAGCGAAGGGGGACTCGGGGTGCTCAGCGTTATACATTTGAATTACTCGTTGCTTCCACTCGGGGGGCTTATTCGGATCGTTTACAGCGGCCGTCAACGCCTGTAACCGAGTTTGCTGCTGTTGCTTACGTGCCGCTGGGTCGACTTTTGCCCCGGTTTTCGTATCAAAAGCCTGGACTTCCTCGTGGGTATCCAGCGGATTGTCCGGATTTGACACCTTAACTTTCTGAAAGGAAAGCGGCTGCTTATTTATCTCTTGCTTTCTCAACTCCCTATCCGCCTCATCCTTTTGCCGAGAATACGCCTTCTGCTCAGAGGCTATCTGAGCGTTTTGAGATAGCGTTTTATTCTGCAACTCGTTTTGCTTAGTTACTTGCAGGTCGCGTATCTTCTCCCCGAGTATCGCCTTGGCATTATCCTGACGGCGCTTAGCGGCTCCGAATTGAGTAGGGGTCATATTACCGGTAGGACCTCCGTAGAGCGCGATATTCTGTAAGTTACGTATCTCCGTCAGTGCGGGGTCTTCTTTGCCATTACCGTATTTCGCCGCCATATCAGCGGTGTTCTGTGCGTCCCTTGCGAATCTCGCTTCTTTCTCAGGATTGCTCAATCCGCCGCCGGCTACTAGACCTTTTACACGATTAATCCCTTTAGTATTAGCGGATTCAATGTAACTTCCGCCTCCTAAATCCGCCCTCGTATCGGATCCAGGTAGCATTTTTTCTGTTCGTGGGGCTGCAGGTTTAGGAGCCGCTTGCTGTGGGGTAGACGGGCTAATAGCGGGGGCGGGGGTTTTTGTAGCGGCCGCTTCCTGTTCCGGTTCACTTTCGCTAGAAAGCGCTTTACCGATAGGACTTTGCTGAAAGCCAACAACATCGCCGAGTTTTCGTATCCCTGTTACCGCCGCTCTAGTAAGGGGAGGGGCGTTCTCTACCGGCAGACCGAATAATTTACGCTTAGCCCCCTCCGTGTCCCCTAGGGCGAAAGTCGTTGCGGCGTTTACGACGTTACTGAACGGACTTTTATCCTGCGCGTTATAGGCTACGTTCCCGGCCGCGTTTGCCGCCTCGGTGGCCAAAGCCCCAGAAGCTAACCCTCTTAAGAGCCCTTTAGCCCCGGAAACCGCTCCTGTTCCTGACGCTTTAGGCTGAGCCACGGGCGCTAAGGATTTTTCAGGAGGGATAGACCCTTCGTAGTTCGGGCGAGTCGTAAATCCAGGTTCTTGCGCGGGCGCATTGAAAAATCCTTCTTTAACTCTAACCGGCTCCGTGACCGGAGGAACAGACCCCTCCCCTGTCGGAACTAAACCCGTTTCAGGGCGGAGGGCAATGGCTTTCTCCGGAGGTATCGTACCATCGTAGTTCGGCCGCATCGTAAGTTCGTCCCCTTCCACGAGTCCGCCATTAGCGTATCCGGAAAGCAAATTATTTTTCAGAGGAGTATCCACTCCTTTAAGAGCGGCATCCGAATCTGCAAAAGCCGGGGCGCTAGAATAGGGATTAGACCCGTCCGCTGACGCCGTACTTTGCAAACCCGGCTGAGTTATCGGCTTTACTACTGAGCCTATCTGGGATTGAATCCCTGTATCCCCTAGGAACTGTTTAGCGGTATTATTTGGATTCTGGAATCCTTCGAACGGGTCTTTGTACCCGTAGAGTCCTGTGTTCTTTACGAGGCCTCCGTCCTGATAGCCGGGAAGTTTATTCTGTCTCATTTTAAGCCCCATCTTGTTTGCTTTTTCAAGGTTATCGGCGCCGACTAAGGCGACCGCCTCTCGGTTCATTACATACTCCCCTGGCGTAAGGAGAGCGGGTTTAGTGTCTGTTGGCCCCGGCTTTGGCATCCGATGTCCCTCAAAATAGAAATATTCTTGGTATTATAGCCCAATTATGGGCCGGGAACTATGTAATTGGAGATTATACCGACCGGCTGTTTCACCAATTCATAAGCCCCGGATACGGCATTTATGCGTAGTATGTAGGGAACGTAGGTTTCAGCGGTACCGTCAAAAGCGGCGCACCTAACGAATACTACGTCTTTTACAGAAGCGTAGGTATTTCCCCTCATTACCTCCATCATGGCTAACTTTAGTGAGGTATCCCAGTTAGTATTTGACGACAGCATCGGCAGCCCTATTACGTCAGGAACTGCGATGGGGCTTCTGTGTAGGGTAGACGACCCTAATGAGCTTCCAAGAACAGGGGTTATAGCGGTGTTCACTCCGTTTGCGTATAGCACCGCGGAAGCCACATCCGTAACGGTAGACCCCAGGACGGGGAGGTACGGGGCGAACAGTACGATATCCGCTAAATAATCGGCATAGGCTATGGTGTGGTACCCTATTTGTACCCCTGTCCCACCTGGATCTGAAAATGTAGTGGTCGGAACTATAGTAAAAGAATCAGCCACTAAATCCAAGGTTCCTGGATCCGTAATGTCGCCTTTTACAGTAAGCGTTTTCGCCGTTAGGTCAGAGGTGAAATCGGCTCCGCTTATGAAATCCAAATGGCTCATCGTGAAGCCGACTCTATGTGAAGTAGCGGAGGCCATCTGGCAGCGAAATCCGGCGGTTATCCTGTCTGCCGGAAAAGGATTAGCAAGTGTCGCTGAAGAAGATAGTAAGTCTATGGTTGCTAGTGTAATCGGGGTTCCTACATTCAGCCCCCCATCGTACACAAGCCACCGTCGAATAACTAATTTTATCGAGTCGATAGGTGCCGTAGTACTGTGATCCGTAGTGGCCGTCCAAAACATGGCCACATATAGGAAATTGGTGTCTGGAGAAAACTCCATCCATATAATAGCCGCTCGTCCGCCGATTCCTTGGACTTCGTCTATCAAGGCGCCGGATTCTACTATTAAAGTTCCGCAAAGGGAGTGCGATACAACAGCGCCTGTTGACATTAGCACATCCTCTGTTACCGTCGGAGCGGATAAATGCGACAGCCCTACCCGTATCCCTGTGGTGGTTTTGCGCCCGTAACCTGCGTTATTTCCGGATCTCCCTACGTCTTGTGGGGCCGTAGATACGGCGCTAAGTATCTTTGTAGCTTCCGGGCGGCAAGCTGCTATGTAGGGTCCGTCCGTGGACGCAGTGTTGGTCACTGCCCCCGTAGCGGCTTGCGTCAACGCAGACGGGAACGTATAAAAGATATTTCCTATGTACACCCCAAGTGCTAAAGGGGGCGGGTTACTGGTTCCGCTAGCTACCCCCCTGTATTTATGGTGCGGGACAAAGTTATCGTACCGAGAGTCTCCGGGCGGTAAAACCGCCGAGTGCGCGGTGGCGTCTTTAAAAGCTCGCATAGAGGCGTTTACGATCAGGCCATTCACTCCTACCCAAACATTGTTTACCGGCATATCTGCGAGCCCTCGGCCGCCGTAAGCATCCGAGAATTCTAAACTGTATACCCCGCCGGAAAACGTACTTAGTTTTACCGCTTTGTCTACGGTAGATCGGGTGAATTGATTAGACCCTCTTGTTCCTACCGCGTATGAGGACGACGGATCCGTGAAAAGGACAGATAGAAAATTATTTACGCTGCTAGACAGCACAACATCCCAAGCGTCGTGAGTTCCGAAATCGTATGCGGGGTCGTCCGGTATTTGAAACGCTACCGGGCCTATGTAAACTATTTCGTTTGCGACGACCGCAGATATAAAAATCCTATTGGGCCGAGTGTCTATCCGTATTCTTACCCCGGCTATCGGGGCGAAAGTGGCCGATAGGGGGCCTAGAGAATTTTGAAGCATGAACCGAAGCTGGGATTTCGCGTACCCAAGCCAAGTGACTGCGGCCGCTTGATCTCCTTCGAACAGGGTTGCGGTGGCTAAGGAGTCTTGCCAGGGGCGGGTTTCTCTAATCATGCTGCTAAGTATATACTTTTCGGGCATTAAATGCTATACTAGAAGCCCTGTGGATAGCTCGACGGAGCGAAAGTACCCTTCAGTAAGGTATTTCCACGGATTCTCTTACTGATGAACTTAACTGGAGTTTACCCTTGAATACCGAAGACTTCGTAGAAAAGGCGCGGCTAATACATGCCGACAAATACCAATACCCGACTACTAAATACATTAGATATGCGGGTAAAGTAGAAATATTGTGCCCGTCCCACGGGATCTTTTTGCAGCGTCCGGCGGACCATTTATACGGCAAAGGGTGCAAGAAATGCGCCTCCCCGCTACACGACTCTACGGAAGGATTCATATCGAAAGCCATAGCCGTTCATGGCGACAAATATGATTATTCTGGAGCCGTTTACACCGGAAGCTCAAACAAAGTTAAAATCATTTGCGGTGAGCACGGGAGCTTTGAACAATCCGCTAGAGCACATCTCAAAGGGAAAGGGTGCCGCGCGTGTTCTATACGGGCGGCGGAAGGCCGACTAGACTCTAAAGAAGATTTTATCCGTAAAGCCATCGAAACCCACGGAGACCTATACTCTTATAACACTGTGGTGTATGCGACCTCAAAGAAAGAAGTTACTATCGTGTGTAGAAAACACGGAGCGTTTTCACAGAAACCTAACGCCCATATACAAGGGCACGGGTGCCCTAAGTGCTCTATTATAAAGGTAGCCGACGGTAGAAGAACAGAGGTATCCTCGTATTTAGCTAAGGCGCGTGAATTTCATAATGATAAATACGACTATTCCAAAGTTAATTATGTGAACTCCGGGTCTAAAATAGAAATCGGGTGCCCTGAGCATGGGTACTTTCTGCAGTCAGCTTCACACCACCTATCCCACGGGTGTCGTAAATGCTCCTCAGATAAGATCGGTAAAGCTCTGCTAGACACAAAAGAGGATTTCGTTAAGAAAGCTAAAGAGGTACACGGAGACTTGTATTCCTACGAGTATGTTAGGTACTCTAAATCGAACGTTAAAGTCAGTATAGAGTGCAAAAAACACGGCGTGTTTGAACAAGCCCCGTACAGCCACCTGAATGGGCAAGGGTGCAAACATTGCGCCAACGTCGGCCCTTCTAAAAATGAAATAGAAATGTCCGATTTTCTATCTTCATTGACCGCCGTAGTCCGCTCCGATAGAATCGCCATAGCGCCGCTAGAGATAGATTGTCTGCTCCCAGATAGGAAAACGGGGGTAGAGTTTTGCGGGCTATATTTCCACTCAGCTAAATTTAGGGAGAGGGATTACCATATAAAAAAACTAACCGCCGCTAACGCTAAAGGGCTGCGCTTAGTGCAAGTATTTGAAGACGAATGGCTAGCTAAAAAAGATATCGTAAAATCCGTACTTAAGAATATAGTGTCCGCCCCATCCACCGTGCTATACGCTAGGAAAATGGAATTACGAGAGGTATCAAAAGAAGAGGCTAAGAATTTTTTAGACCTATACCACCTTCAGGGGCACACCAAAGCCGAAATTAGACTAGGCCTGTATTCAGGGGAGGAACTAGCTATGTTGGCTACTTTTTCAGTCAATAGGCAAATCTTAGGTGATCTTAAACCCGGATGGGCCGAGTTAGTTCGGCTGTGCTCCGTACCCGGTACTAGAGTAGTCGGGGGATTCGCCAAACTTCTAAAGCGCTTCGTCTCGTGCTACAGCCCTTCCGGTATAAAAACGTACTGCGACTTGAGGTATTTTACCGGGAAGGGTTACGAGGCCGTTGGCTTTTCCAAAAGTCATGTCTCGGCGCCGGGATATTCTTATGTGAAGAACCAAAGACGGTACTCTAGGTACGCCTATCAAAAGCACCTGTTGAAAAAGAAACTAGAGGTGTTCGACCCCAGCCTATCCGAGGAAGAGAACATGACGGCTAATAATTTCCACCGGATATACGATTGCGGTAACATAGTGTACGTCATGGATTTAAGCCGTCGTAGCCAGTGATACCATCGAATTTAAGGACTGTAGCGCCGCACTAGCCATGTTACTGTAGCCAGACGCGATTGACTCACTCTTCTTCAAATCGAGCTCGGTATACCCTTGCTGCAATCTGTAAAAATTAGATAGCGATTCCACGCTGCCATTAAAGGCCGCGATTCTGGCATTGACGAAAGCGATGTCACGCTGCAACGCGCCTTTATACACCTCAAGATTAGCCTCAACGTTTGTTTTATACACGTCAAGTCCTAACCGTTTAAGCTCGGCTTCAGACGCGAATTTCTGCAGGGCGATTTCGGCTACCGTTTTGTAAGTATCCAGTTGAGCCCCGTATTGTGCTATTCGGGCCACGTTAGTTTTCACATCGCCGTCCAAAATAGTCTTTTGGACATCGACAGTTATTTCTGCGGCCTTTAACTGCGATTCGTAAATACGAAGTTTAGAGAGTTCCCCGTCCAGTTTTGCTTTATCTCCATCGATCGCCGCCTTGTAAGCTTCGAAGGCTGCTAAGCGCGCCCGAACATTCGTCTCGAAAACCTGAGCTCGTACCGAGTATTCTTTTATTTTCAGTTCGTCGACTGCGGCCCGTTTTGCGATAGCGTCTACGATTGCGCTGTACCTGGAAACCTCTAACTGCTGCAGCTCTACCTGAACTTTAGCGCCTTCGATCTGCTTAATTTCTACATCGGTGCGTAACTCAAGCGCCTCTAACTCTAGCTTATACCCTTCAAGGCCGGACAGAGCCGCTTTTAATTTTACTTCGTACTGATCGTTCAGGGCCTTCATCACCGAAAGGGTGAATTCATGCCTGGAACGTTCATGCTCGAACAGCGTTATTAGCTTGTTAGCCAATTCAGTAGCCTGTGAATTAGCGGCCTGTATCAATCCTAAACCGGTTTGCGCGTACTGCACCGCAAGCCCTCGTACACCTTGGATCTGGGCAGACGCTAGGTTTAGGACGAATTGGAGGTGCTGAATCTCGGTTTTGCGGCGTTCGATATAAACGTCCGTTGACTGCCCGGCAAGGGTTTTTGCGCCCTCGATACGGGCTTTGTTTAGCGCGGACACGATAGCCCCAGGAGGAACTATGAAGCCCCTCTTTTCTCCGGTTTCCAGGATTGTTCTTTCTGCCGATTGATATTCCGTTTCAGTTCTTGCTCGGGCCCTTGAATAGAGGGCGGCTTCAAACTGGTCAGGCAGGATACCTCCTTCTAACCCGGCCACTATTTTTGCGTGGATAGAATCCCGTTGCTCGTAATATTCTGGCGCGAATTTCTGGACCCATTGCTCCGTCAGGTCATCAATGAACGCTTTCATTTCCGGAAGCGCGTTTTCGTATCTGGCTTTCCAGTAATCTGCGTAATTCGTAGGGGCCGGGATGGCTTCTGGAGGAACCGTGGCCTCGTACTCCGGCAACTCCAAATTAGGGGCCGTTCGCAGAGTAATAGGTGTAATCGTCGGTATATCTACCGATCTGAGTACCGGTACCGCAGTAGCAACTAAGTCGTTGTAGATTTCGTCTACTTTCAAATCGGGGGCCGCTTCGTTCCAATCTGGCATCGTACTGGACGGGAGTGATTGTTGGAATAGCCCTGTGGTGTTAATGGTTGGAGCTGTGGGTAAAACGGGGGCGTCCACCCCATGAAGGTCTTTTAGGGTAGGATTGACCGGTAAAGGCTGAGTCGGCGGCGTATACGTGGGGAACGGAGTCGTATCCGAAGCCGGAGGAGTATACTCAGCGTCGAACTCTTGCGGGTCTACTCCAAGAGAGGCGTACCCGATCGTTCCGCGCCGGCCGTCTATCTGCTCTATGGCCGTTGCTGCGGCGGATGCGAAACTATCTGCCCTATTCACTGCTATGTTAACCAACTCGTCTACAGTAGCCATTATTTAACCCTTCTTTGTAATAAGTCTGGTAGGTACTCCATGCCTTGTAAATGTTTTATCCCCTCTATTTTAAATGTCCAATACCTACCTTTACTTCCTCGGCCTAATTTGACCTTTCTCCCCGAGAAGTCAGAATTCCGGCCCGCTTGCTCTATCCCATCCACGATGGGGGTAACAAGGTAATCGTCGTCCCCATTTAGATATATAAAAGGAACATTTTTTGATTGGAATATCCCAAAATCTGTATCTTTGGTTACAATTGTACCATTAACTTCCTCGTCTACATCGAGTGAACCATCTAATAGGTACAATCCGTTTTCTTTTACTCCATAGTATTTTCCGCCGATAGCTGCTATGTGCATAAAAGGGTAGTTAGTATACCGACTTACCTGACCCGTTAAAATGTTCAGTACAAACGCCTCGCTATTTACGCTGGCGCTAGCAAATTGAATGGCCGGAGTTACTGCAAACCCCCTCCCGGATATTTCGAATCGGTACAATGACGACGCAAAGCCTCGCCCCGTAACGGTTATAGTAGTTGGAGCCGCCGCATAAGAATCTAAGGAGGCTAAAAATCCCCTACCTTTTATATTAGCGAGACCATCAGTCGAAACTGCTTCAGAACTCAGAGACGCACTGAATCCTCGGCCTACTACAACTCCCCCACCAAACATGCTCGGCTTAGAGAAAAGCCCTCTCCCTGAGACCCGTATAAAAGATGTTGGGGTAAAAGAAAAATCTAGGCTTGACGTAAATCCGCGGCCGAGGACAGAAAACTCTCCTGTGGAGTCCGACAGGCTTTCTAAAGAAGCGGAAAAACCTTGCCCGGTTACAACGGCCCCGCCAAATAATTTTGGGATAGCCGCAAACCCTCGCCCAGAAATTACGGTGGGGTGGTCTACCGAGTAAACTATCTGCGGGGATACCGAAAATCCTCTTCCTACTATCGAGAATACCGTAGGATTAAGCTCCGCATGGAACCCTCTACCCGCCACATTGATTATGTCAGGAGGGGTTATACCCGTCAGAGACATAGTAAGCTGCCCTGCTGTTAAATCTACCATTTCGGCCACCGTGGGGAGCCCCCCGGTTATGGAAACAGTTCTAAGAAGCGCGGTTGAAATAAAATCCTGTAAAAGCGTGGGTGCTTCCCCTGTTATGGAAACAGCTCCCTGCAACGCGGTATCAAAATACTGAGAAAATCCTGGTGTTAACCCAGATAAAGGGATATTACGCTGCCCTGGACGTAGGCTAGCCTCGTAAGTATAAACTGCTCCCTGATTATTTAATGGAGATCCTGCCCAATCGACAATTCCTATTACGAGCTTCCCTCCAGCGGTGTCTAAACATATCCCTTTCCCAAATTCCCCGTCGGCCAGCGCTGCTGGATCCGTTATCCTAGCTTGACGAGATACCCAAGCAGACCCGGACCAGTCATATATCAGGACGCTCCCTTGCCTAGTTAGAGAGGCTCCTGTCCAATCACGAGAACTAATAGCGAGGGTAGTTCCGCTTCCGTTAAGAGATACCCCCTCTCCGAAATTACCTAGCGATTTAGCCGATGGGTCCTTTAGAACACTGCCGCGTTTTACCCAAGTGGTTCCGGACCAGTCGTATACGTAAACCCCTCCGGGAGCAGTCAGCGCTTCTCCAGCCCATACCCAAGCGCCTACGGCCATAATACTGCCATCAGAATTAAGACTTACCGACTTACCGAAGCCCCCGTTATCCACTGCATCCGAATCCACTAGAGTAGTAGATCGTTTTACCCAAGCAGACCCTGACCAATCGTATATAAGAACGGCACCGAACCCTTGTGGGGCCCCTGACCAAGCTTGCGTTCCTACCGAAAGGACTAAAGCGTTAGCGCTAAGAGCAACTGCTCGACCGTAGTCCCCATAGGAGACGCCTGCCGCATCAACAATCGTAGACCCCCTCTTTACCCAAGCAGACCCGGACCAATCGTATACGTCCACTCCACCGGAGTTAGCCGGGGAGGCTCCTGTCCAGTGTTCTTTACCTACTGCTAATACTGTTCCGTTTGAGTTAAGACTAACTGCCTTTCCAAAAAATCCTTGATCTGCGGCTGTAGCGTCTACTAGTAGCCCCCCGCGCTGGACCCAAGAATCACCGGACCTGTCGAATATGTACACACCTCCTCTATAATCGTGCGGAGATTGCGTAGCCCAATTAAAGACTCCTACTGCCATAACAGTTGAGTCTCCGCTTACGGCCACCGAGGTCCCAAAGGATCCGTTAGCTATGGCCCCAGAATCGACTAATAAGCTATCCAGAAGGGAAAAGTCGATCATGACTTATACCGTCTTAAACCAGCCTAAATTCGGCGCATTTATCTTAAATATTGACGCCGTAGACGATACGGAAGCAGATCCGCTAGCAGTATCGAGATCGACATACCACAGCAGTTTACTAGTCGAGGTACTAAACGTATTTGCTGTAACGGGCTGAACACAAACTAAGTATTTCGCCGTTATGGTTACAGAAGACCCAAAATCCGCATCTGCGCTATCGTAATAAGTAGTCCCAGCGGTGGTTGTATTATCTATGGCGAGGGCCGTAGCCGCTATTGGCGCACCGTTGCCCGAGGTGATAGTGCCCGCTAGGTTAGCCGTAGTTGAGTGCGTAGCAGACGGAGTGTACGCATTGGTACACAAGCAGAACATTATATTTCCCGCCGTAGCATCGTTCCATTGACGGTTAGCCGTATCGAATATCGTCTTTTCTAACGAATTATATTTTGTAACTGTGCCTATAGCCATTACAGTCTCCTATTAAGAAATATTAGTGACTGGTATATTAAAACTCTGAATAACGCCGGTTTCGTTTTCCGCATAAGTTACTTTAGTCATCTGCGCGTCCCCAGAGGTTATTCCTACCGAAAAGTCTATCCTAGGCAACGTCGTAGATACACCGCCAGCATCCGTAGGATTTCCGATGAATCTCCCCCACCCGATGGTCCCGGCTGTCGTACAAACAAACTTCCAGTCTTCCGCCGTCGCTTTATCGAGACTCGCAGCACCACCGGTCCCATCGACAACGGCTCCAAATTCCAGACCATTTGTAGGTGATCCTGCAGACCATGCTGCTCCGCCTTGTGTAGCCCGTCCTAAGAAAGTACCGGTAGGCGCCGCATCGGGGCTAGAGGGCTGCGCCCCAGAATAAAAATTTATTACTCCGTCCGCCAAGTTAGTTTTTACGGCGGTGTTTAAAAAATCATGGAATATTTTTGTACTGAATCGAAATGCCATCGCACCGCTCCTACGTAGTATTATGAAAATGAATTGAAAGCCGGAATACCAGCGTCGTGTAGCGCTAAAAATCGCTGTATACCGCTATTATACACTAAGGCTGTGGAACAGCTAGTACCCATAGGAAGTGATAATTTTGGTTCTGTGATAGGGGTAAACGGAAAAGCACTGCAAACTCCGCGCTGAGTGTACACCAAAAGCCCTCCGGTCGGCAGTTTGGCTACCGATCGACCGGGTATGACACCGTAATTAGCCACCTTATCTAGCCCGCCGTCCGGCGTGTATGCGTATATTTCCTTCGCCGTACCAATGAGCATAGCCTGCTCAGTCGCCCGCATAACTTCTACTTTACCGGGCACTACAATGTAGTCTTTATCAAAATTATATAGGTGGTAGTGATACGACTTGCTATACCATATAACCGTGTAGTCCCCTAATCGCTCGCTAATAAATAATCTCGAATTAAAATACTCTATTTTATCCGAATTATTAGGTAGCTGAGCAGAATTTGTACAAACCGGAGGTAACTGATTTCCATAGACCACGTCATAAAAAACTTCTCCTCCGGCTTCTGTCATGTATACGTTAACCGTATGCCCTGGTATCATTAAAGGAGTTACCAAAATATCCCCCTGAGAAACCAATTCAACCGTAACTACCTGAGAAGCACCCCCCTCTAAGCCATTCGAATTAGTATAAGTATAGACTACATTGTACAACCCAGGAGGTTTGCCGCCCCCTGTAATAACTATTTCCGGCCCGTTAGACGGAGTGGGAACAGATATGTTTATTACTGTGTCCTGCATAACGGATACGCCATCATTAGTAAACAACGTCTTCGAGAAATCGCAGAATTCTGTGGCCGTAGAAAAAGCTATCCGTACTAAGCTAAGATCCGGTTCTACCCTATATAGGACTCCGGATGATATAATATACGTATCCCCGGAGAGAGTTGTGTACGCATTTTGTATTGAAATGGACTCCGATAACTGATACCCCTTTCGACCCAATATCCCGCCGGAGTTTGATATGTCCACGTCGATGGCATCGTGTAAGGGAGCCCCTTCTAATCGAGTAGATGTGCCCAAATCCCTTTGAGATACTAAGTTCTCTATCCCTTTGAACGTGTTTATCTTCATGCGTCCGCTACCTTAAACTGAAGAGTAACATCGTCTTCCCCTCCATCGCTTTTTATGGTGTGATTAGTGACCGTAAAAAGCGCTACCCCCGCTGGAACTGACGATATGGTAGCTTGTGTAGTCCTAGTAGAATAGATCTGTGCGGTTAGGACAACGCCATCCGAAGCGCTCCACGTAGAGTCTACAATGTCCTGAGAAGGAGGTAACAAATTGTACGCAACGGCCTCCCAGGTGGGTCCGTCCGTAACGGTTCCCCCTATTTTAGTCGGCCAATTCGGTTCTGTTTGCCCAGATCTGCCAGGATTGGTTACTTTAAAATACAGCCCCCGGAATACCGTCGGTATAACAACGTCGTAATCCCCTTCTCCTCTGACATAATAAACAGTGTCCGGCGCCCAGGTATCCGGCCGGTATATTATCCCTATCGGCCTCTTAGCATCCTTATCGTGATACCCCGGCATTTTAAAAGGGCCTTTACCCATCGCGTTATATAACATGTGCCATCCTAATTATATTTTCTCGTACGAATTATCGTTCCCGATTTATGTTCTCTGATTACTGTTTGCCCTTTAGAGGGGGCTATGACCCAAGTAATAGCGTCCCTATCGCTGGTTTTTAGAACAGTAACTCGCCCGGAAGAAGCTTCTATCTGCTGCCCATAAACAGGCCTGTCGCTACCCCAAGACATACCGGCTAGCTGGGCGAATATGTCTTCTCCGGAAATAGACGGTAGCCGTACCGTAACCTCTCCTACATCCCCGGCCGCCTCCCCGCCTATAAGAGCCCTGTCAGAAGACACCGTATACCTTCCCGTCCCAGATAAAGATTCGTCGCCTACAAGATTCCAAGTCACATCGGGAGAGTACCCTTCTATAAATCCTGACTCGGTCGGCATTACTTGATATTGTAGCCCCATTCTATGATCTACGAGTACTATTTTATCTTGTCCAAAAAATAGCAGCCCTGTAAGATTATGCCCCATTTCTGGAATAGGTACGGCGCCTACGGCGTTGATAGCTAAACCGATTGGTACAGCCTCGATACCCGCTGTCGCACTTCCCTGTGATAATACTGATCGCCCTCCGGATAATGGTACGGTGATTCCGGAAATGCTAATGGACGCCGATGCTGCCGCGCCTCCGCCGGAGACAGCCGTGGATAAGGAAGCATTAGCGCTGCCTGATAGCGCAGGGCTTCCGGACCCCGATACCGCTGCTGCACTTCCGCCTAACGGAGATACGCTTCCAGCGCTGGCCGCAACGTTCCCGCCGGAGAGGGCTACGTTTGATAACAGGAGCGGGATGCCGCTAAGAGATAGCTCCGAGGGCTCCCCTGTTAAAGAGGTTCCGTCACCGGTTATCGCGGTTATTGCTCCGATACCTGTATTAGAAGCAGGGGCCCCCGATAAACCAAAAGCTAGGAGACCGTTGCTAAAGCCCGCAAAAACAAAAGATTGCTCCCCAGATGTATGGGCCGTAACCCCGCTCGAAATACTCCCCAAGCCGGAAGATACTGGGGTAGAAGAAAGCGTAAAACTTATCCCTCGGAGTACAGTACCAGGTGAAGCCGAAGATTCTGAACCGATTAGCGCTATGTTTTTAGGCGTGTCCAGATTTGATAATCCGGACGTTACGAGGAAGCCACTAACGCTTTTAGCCGCATCTGATACGGCTATTCCAGCTGAGATACTCGATACGATACCGGAGACAGGTATAGTCGTCCCTACGGTCGCTAAGACAGTTCCAGCTAGCGGAACTGCCTGAAGTCCTACAGCGGGTATAGACGAAGCTATTAAAGGGGTTCCGAACCCTAACACTCCGGCAGAAGGAGAGGAGAGCGCGGCTAAAAATCCGAGTGCCGCGTGCACATCACCGGATAGCGGAGCCGTTAGTATTCCAGACGCATTAGCTGAGGCATCTTTAGACAGCCCTCCGGAAGCGGATTGAGTTTGAACTCCGGATAGGGAAGAAACTACACCTACCGCTGACGTTATAGACCCTAAAAGAATCTGGCTAATGCCACTGCTTATACTTACATTACTAGACACCGCTACGGGGGTAGCTCCGAACAATACCGCGCTACCGGATATGCCCCTTGATGCGCCTATAATCGGTGATACGGTTCCTACGTCTGTCTGATCGGATTGTCCCGCTAACGACGTGGATGCCTGGGCCGTTATTGGTGATAAAGATGCCGTAGCCGTTATCCCGGAAATAGCGACCTGATAGCCTTGAATAGTAGTTATGCTTCCGGTAGCCGTAGAAGTAGACGACCCCACAAGGGCTACTGTCAGTGCGGTAGATCCTGCAGAATTGTTTACCGCAGAGCTCTGAAATCCTGTTAATTGCCGAATAGTCCCCGCGATAGGGATTATACCGGATAAATCGGAAGTCGATCCGATACCGGGCACAGCAAAGTTCACATCAGCGGAGATAACTCCCGCTCCTGATGCGCTAAAGAACCCTACTACATTAGCCCCAGTATCCACAACCGGAGATCCTCTGCTAGAAACGAAGGGGGTTCCTACAAGGCGTTTATTTGGGTTAAAAACGGGGCGCCTAAGCGCTGTGACACTGGCGGCACCTGTCAGAGCAGATGTAGCCCCTATAATGGTTATTACGGATCCAATTCCGCTGACGGCCGCGCTACCGATCGCGTCGCGAGGTATTGATATGACCGCCGTCCCGGTTATAGCCGAAGAGGAGACGCCAGACAAATTCAGAACGGTATCCGCGCCAGTATCCGCGGAAAATCCCCCGATTGTTGTAGACCCTATCGCTCCAAATCCGGGCATTTACCGTCTCTTCGTTTGAGTCACCAGTAACTGGCGTAGCGCTCCGCTATATGGCGGAGCGAATGATGCAAATTAATTCTTGTTATGCCAATCGAACAAGGCCGTTGGTGGCATCGTTACTAGGCATGGTCAACGTGAAGTTTCCTGCCGTTACCGTTTGCGAACCGAATGTAAATACGCCTACCGCGTTTCTTCCAGCAGACGTGTCGTTATAGAGTAGCATCGCGTCGAAAGCCGTTGACAGGGTAACGTTAGACCAAGACAGTGACGCACTTGGCGTCCAAAATGCTGTGGTGCCGGAAGAAGACGGAGCTGTGGCATTTGTTACGACCGCGCCGCCGGCGGTATATCCAGTTCCTGAGACTTCTGCAGTAGTAGTGTACGCCGTAGTAGCCGCACCCATAGACCCCGAGACCAAGTACAGGGCGCCTTTAAAAGAGTCCTTCGAGGTAGAACCCCTAGTAACTGTAGGTCCGAAGGCATGAATGCCGTTTAAAAGATCAACTTTAAAGCTAGTTGCAAGTGCTTGACTGTTAGCCATTATATGTACTCCGTTTTGTTACTGGTTATTAAAATTCGCTTTGGGCGGACTCCGATTCTAGCGGCTTGTTAGAATGGACATGGGTGCTCGACTTGACGAGCTCATCTCCCAAAAAATAAGATTCAGTGAAGGAAATATATTCCTCCGTGATCTGCCATTGGGTTCGATAGTGTAAATCGGAAACCGGGATATTGCCTTTAGTTGTCCAGATTAAGGGTGCTTCTTCTTTAAATACTTCAGTCATTTTGGCCTCAGCGAATATTAGGTTAGGATACAATTACTAATTATATCCTAGTCTTACTGATTTTTCCGCCCATTTATGGGCTTTTACCCTAAATAAATTACATTTTTTTACTTCAATGTCTGCTCGGGCGGCTTCCTCTTGAAGAAATCGTTCAGCCTCTTCTGAAAGTTCGCTTCCGTCGTCTCCGGGTCCGTCATTAAAAATACCGGCGGATTCTCTCGCAGTACTTTCGGTGGATTTGCAAGAAGATTTTTTGGCTCCGGGGTCGTACAGCCTAGTAACGACAACAGGCTTAGACTTAAGAGCATCGATCTCTGATAGGGCATTATAATATTCCACTTCGACTTTAGAAGTATCGTGTTCATATTTTTCCTTTAACGCTATGTATTCGGACTGCGCGGCGGCAATCTCTGTTACTCGTTGTAGTTCGGTCTTCGCAAGTTTTTCTTCATAGACAGATTTCGTACTCTTTTCCCCGGCCATATAGGAGAATACGGCTATCGCGGAAGCCGCCGAGATTACGATGATAATCTTCGCAGCGAATAAATACGCCTTGAATTGCGGGGGGATCAAACTGCTCAAAGAAAACATCTTATGCCCCTCCTATACACGATCCGCTTCGGCCTGAAGCTCGTTGTACAATCCCGCATCCACACAGCAGTATACCCTCTTGACGCCCGCACTGAAGTTAACGAAAGCATCCCCGTTAGAAGATTGCTCGCAGATATCTCGGATAAAAGTTCCGTTATCTTTTAAATGCCCTTGACCGATCTCAAATTCATCCGCGGTTTCATGCTCAATTCCGTATATCATGGATTCATTCAGCGCATACCTATCAGAGATGGCCTTGTGACCCCTCATTTTACCTAAAAGGGTGAGTGCCCCGGTTCCGGTACTTGTAGTGGTTTCCGCTACTCTATTATGTGCCTTAGAAGGGACAAATTTTTGAGTCGTCATTTGTAAGCTGAAAACATCGCCGTCATCTCCGGCTCCGTCTATAAAGTCGACGGTTATCGAGTTTATAACCTCAAACGAAATCTCGTAAGAGTCATTAGATGGCTCTACATAGTCCATAGTTATGCTGGATCCTGATACGGGAGCATCTACTAAAAAGTTATTAAAATCGGCATCGAACGCGGGGTTAGTCCCGGCGGTAAGAGCTAGCAGTCCGACAAAGTTAACTGTCATGGCAAAAGTGAACGTTACTAGTGCGGTCCAATTAAATCCGTCATTGGATCTATACGCAGTGAAATCGTTTCCGACTCTTCTTAGCCTAAGATAAACCGGAAACGTTTGTACCGCTGAGTTAGAATTGTATCGAGTAGTCGCCGCCCCTCCGGTAAATGACGCGCAGTAAAAGTGACGGGGATTAGCCGTTCCGTTGTACCCAAACGAAAATCTAACCGCTACGTTGGCGTCCTGCTCGATTAAAAAACCTAAACTTTGATTGGCTAAACTTGGGGTGCTGCCGATATACGTCTGTAGATCGAAATTTGTATTGGCCGATGCCTGTCTTAGCCTAGGGGCATTCAACGCGCCCGTAAAATAATCATGATTGGTTCCGGCCGGAATAGATATGCGTAACGCCCCTCCGACTATAGCCCTAGAACAATTGCTTAATGGGTCCACGAAGGTCCAAAGACTCTGCACCGTAGATGTAGCGAATACATCTGATACGACCCCGGACAATGAATTAGTCAGTATCGGATTGCGGACAAGTGTACTAACCGCTCCGGAAGAGTTTATGGACTCTATTTTTGTATAATACCAAGTGGACGGAGATAGTCCTGGTATGGTGATGGCGTGTGAAGTTACCAAGGTGCTATCGACTACCGATCCTAATTCGTAGTCCTTCGTTAGGCCATAGTAAACCTTGGTAGTCGCAGCCCCGGATGTGATCCAAGAATACGCTACGGAGGTATTTGTCCTAACCGCAGATACGGCACTTATACCCTCTGGAACTGTTATGGTCGAGAACGTTAAATTGGCCGTTCCCACCCCATCATCCCCTGAGATAATATAATTATACGTAGTGCTGGGCAGAAGGTTGGTAAGGGTAACGCTGTGAGAAGTAGCTGCCACGGATTCCGATACGCTCTGCCCGTACGACTGGGTAGCGCCGTAATTCAAAACTGAGGTGGTGCTTCTGGTAGTGTTCCATGTTATCCGTTGAGAAGTAGCGGATAACGATGTGGAAACCACGTTAGTAATTTCCGATAACGTTCTGACGGTCTGATTTGAGCTTAAAGCGCTTCCGGAAGGGCTAGTACCACTAAGCCCAAAATTATACGTAGTGTACGGCGATAGCCCTGTTAGAACAACCGTGTGGTGCGCAACTAGTGTGGGTACACTCACCGTTGTGCCGTAAGCTGTAGTTATTCCGTAATCGACCACAGAACTCATGGGGATTGAGGTATCCCAATCTACCGTGAAGGAGTTCTTTGTTATATTAGAAATAGCGATGTTGCTGACAGCCTGGGCGGCGGTAGTTGTTTGGAATGTCCTATTAGCTTCCGTTCTAATGTTCCCGGAGGCATCTACACTTCTTATCCGGTAATTGTATACCGTATTCGCCGCCAACCCAGTTAACGTAGCAGAATGCGTGGTGACTAAAGCGGAATTGGTGTACGTAGTCCCATAACTAGTCGTCACTCCATAATCAATAATCGTAGTGGCGCTTTCATTGGTAGTAAAACCTATTTGCGCCGTAGATGAAGTGACGTTCTGAGTAACCGCGCTGACTACGGGCGGGTTTGTATCTGGCGCTCCACCTGGGTTAACCAGTGCGTAACCTCCGGCATCGTCATTACCCGCAATATCTTCAGCTATTTTTACGGTATCAATATAACCGCGCCGCCTAGATGTGGAGGAAATGTTATTAGGATCAGTAATAGGTATTTTCCAGTCCCATTTATAACACCCCATTGCAAACTGAGGTTTAATAAACCCTGTTGCTGGAAGGCAGGCCACATTTAATTGATCATCACGGCGATGAGTTTGAGCGGTTCCTGATGTAGGATAACGCGCTTGCTCAACACCGTCATACCATGTTCGAATGAATCCGGTATTTCCTTGTGAAACCTTTATCTGAATGACTAACGTGTGCCATACATTAAGGTCGATCGGCTTTGTCCATAACGTAACACCGCCAAATCGCCTAAATTGAAATTGGCCGTTAGAGTTCATGCAAAAAAATGGAGCCGTTGATAGTGCCGATTGTTGGCACGCCCCCACGCCCCAATTCGTCCATGATGTTGGCACTTCATGTAATTGAATAGGCCAAGACTCGCCGCTTTTAACGTCTAGGTCCCATTCAGAGCGAATAAACGAAATGCCAACCCAATAAACTCGCTCAAATTCTGGCCAAAATATCTCCCTTACCTCAGTCCTATATTTAGTTCCAACATTACGATCTAGCACCATTTCATAGGACTTGGTTCCTTGGAATACAGGAGAATTGGCTATAAATAATGTATTAGGGCCAGACACTGCTGTTAATGGCAGCGGGACTTTCTGCCCAACAGTTCCATTTTCCGCATTGAATGATGCTACGAGAGTGGCTGTCATGTTTATTATCCGTGAGTGATTTTCATAGAAGGACTTCTAACCTTCTGATCCTGCCGTACTTCTACCACATCTACTATGGCGTTGGGCGGAGGGACCTCAGTAGCTAGCCCGACGGTCAGCCCATTAATCACCATTACGTTATTACCGTCAGCGAACTCGACCTCCGCCGCTAGCCCGCCGGCCAGGGCGATAGTTTCTTTAGCGAACCCCGCAAATGTAGCGGCTCCGTTATCCACGGTAGCGCACGGCTTTGATAAGGTGATCGTATACAATAGCGTTCCGGTAGCTCTTCCGCCGTCGGTATACACGTTGGCTCGCCCGTTTAATCCGGAGACTCCGTCTATTAACGCAATATCGCTTAATAGCCTGTTATTCTTTGCTAATATGCTTCTTCCGGCCATCGTGCCACTCCAACTAAAAAAATTATTTATTTTTAAAATTAATACTACAATACCCGCGCGCTGTCAACTCAGGGCTTATAGAAGTATCTTGACGCCGTGCGCCGTTATCGGAAGAACTAACATCCAATTGTCATTTTTGATTAATGTAGAAAAGGTATCTGTCCGATAAACAGTCGAGTGTAGTGCAGGGTTAGCGGCGGTTTTTAACCAATCCCCCCTAGTCTTGACATACTCTCTTACCCATTCTTTTTCAGTACCGCCGTTAGCCGGTATAGGCTCTGGAAATTTATTCCGTAACCAAGAGGGAACTGAACCGCTATGTATAAACGAATCGTAAATCACTAAAGCCGATAAGGGGAGAAAAAATAAATTATCATCGGCCCATTTCATAGCGGGATTAAAATACTGTTCTTCGAATATTTTATCCTGGCATCGCCGCATAATAGGATCCGTCCCCGCCGCTTTTAGCAGCCTTCTGAACTCTAAATCAGTATACAGCGTCCATTTTTTTATTGAGGGTATATACCTCTGAAGCTCATGAGAATATGCCCCGAATTGTTCGGCATACATCAAAAGAAGATCTTTCAATCCGGCATTTTCTGTAGTCTGCGATCTTCCGTATGTTATTTGTTTATGCCCGTCAGGGGCATCCGCAAAAATAGAAACAGCGCCGTAATCCCCCTCCGTATCACCCGTTTCAAACACATTAACGATGGCTACTATAGTTCGTTTTTGTTCTGCTGATAGCTTCATCCGCCTACCTTATCTGATTTATTTTCTAGTTACAGATCTTGTTCACGCAGATCACGGGATAATTTCCAAACCACCTGGAGCTGTTAACAGTCCCGGCTTTGTGTAAGTAAAATTTGGCGAAAACACGCTCTCCACCCTCCCCCAAACAGGATCAATGTTGACGAACTTCGCTTTTAGGGTATGCACGCCTGCTAGGGAGGAGCCGATATCTATCTTACAGCGCTTGCCTTCAGGTACAGTTTCTACAACTGAGTCTACCTGGGCATTGGCATCTATAACGTACGCGCAGTGCGTTACGGTCTGGGTAGACGGGTCGCTGACTACAAAAGGCGCCGCGTACACCATGGCGGGCGCGATTATGAAGGGTAATAAAAATAGTCGTTTCATGTTATTAAGCCCTGCTAAGCCGGTCTCTTGCCAGTTAAACTCAGTATGCGCCGGCATGAGCGAGAATTCTGCCGCAAATAGAGCATAAATAGCTTTCAATGTCGCCGGCCTATTGCCTTGAATGTATGCCCATAAGCTGCAATCAATCGTTTTGTCGGCATAGCGTTTTTTAACATAGTGAGCGCAAGCGCCGAGAATGCCGATAGTCATAAATAATACTAATATTGCAAATTGAGTTATTAAGTTCATTTTAAATGCTGCAATGCACGTTGAAAATTACCAGAATCATATACTGCTTTACAAGCCAACGTAATGGGGTGCGTTCCATCAATCGTATATAAATTATTCCAGATTCCAGAATCTCTTGCCGTCTCCATGACATCAGCCACTTCTACAAATCCACAATTGCCATGATTGCCTTTGCGGATATCTGCATTAACAAGCACTCTCTGAGCATTACTTGCCCCTGTCGTCTGATTGCCTGGCGTTGCGAATCCGTCAGTTGATGATGCTAGTGGTGGTATTGTTGATCTATAAAATGGTTTTCCTGGAAATAACGCACGAACAGTAAGGGTGTCAGTTTTAATTTGTGCTGCCGTTCTTGAGGCACCAAGATCATTGACGCCATGCTGGCAAAATACATGGCTGTAGTATTTAGCTAATGTTAATCTTTTGGCTCCTTGCCCTGTCGCCCAATTCTGTATCTTTTCACCACCAACGCCATAATTACCCGTTGCAAATATTGATCCTAAAGACCTGCCGACTTCACCAACCAATAACAAAATATCATTCGGACTATCATACCCGTATCCTATTCTGGAATCGCCCAATAGGAAAAAAGTTACTTCATCAGTCATGCCGATAATAGCAGAAGGCATAAATTTATTTGATGGGTCATTGGGACTTGGAATTGTGCCAACGCCCATAGAAATATCATCTAACGCCGTTGCGCTAAATTTGCACCTTTCAAGATTTGATGGGGTAGTTCCATTATTAGATATTAAAATTCCGCCGGTTTCGTTATATTGATAAGACCAAATTAAGAATATTTCACCTTTTTTTATTGTCAAATTAATTGGGTCAGAAATAAGCTCATTACCTGGGGTTATTGTTCCTGTATCGCTTCCTGAAAACGTAACGCGAGTAAAAACACCTGTAGGGTACTCTATGCTTACTCTAATGTCATGACTTACAGCATAATCCACTTCGCTTACGCCGCCGAATGTTGCTGGATTTTGTAAGCGCCAACCGCAATAGACCAGCTGAAACCAGGAAACATTAGTCATCATATTGTGCTGCGTTACAGACTGGCAATATTTATAACTTGCATTTTCTGAATGTGAAGGGTTAATTCTTGATGCTACTGCGCCTAAGTATTTTCCTGACGTTGTTCCTATTGATGTAAAAATTCCCATTATTTAAATATCCTCTAATTATTTGATCTTCCTCTGGAAATCCCAGAATTTTTAATTAACGCAATCCCTGATTTAAAAACCAGCATTTCAGGAATAGTTTTCCCGAATTGCCATGCTCCATTTGCTAATGCGCTCGAACCGGCCGTTATAGAATCACCAAGAACAATTGCTGTTCTTTTGTTCTGATAGCCTCCTGGTCTTGATAATACAAAACTACCCATCACACACCGCCAATAAATTTGTTATTAACCATTTCTAATCCTCAAATAAAGGGTTACATCTTTCGTTATGTCGTTAATCGTGCCGTCTGACACGGTTATTCTGATCGTAAAGAGGCTCGTTATACTGCCCCTACCGACAACACAAAGCTCCACTTAGCGCCTGTACCTGTGAGCCCGGAAGCGGTTACGTAATAGTAATCGTGCTCCGTAATATCCTCCCCATCATTCGGCCCTAATACCTCGTCCCTATCTGTCCCGGATAGTACGAACGTACCCGCTAAAGTTCCGCCGGTTCCGGAATTATTAGAATTCCCGTACATCGTAACCGTAGCCGATACCGCACCATCACCCGTGATACTGGCCTTCGCGGACCTCTTCCCTACCGGCAGCTTAGGGCAATTCGCTACAGTTCCGTTAGCCGTAACTCCTTTCGCTAACGTGTAATCTCGGCGCTGCAGTTCCAGTCGTCCGTCTGGCATAACGGCAAGAGATACTTCTCGTCCTGTTCGTGTATCCAGACCCGTTACGATATACGTAGCGACCTTTTCATCTATCCCAATTACCTCAGCCATTCTGTTCTCCTACCTTTGGCGGCGCGTCGCTCGCTTTGTTAAACATGTTATCCAGCCCGTACCCCGCGGCGAGGGATCCACCTATTTCTAAAAGGGATACGCTGTAACTGGCCGGATGGATAATGGCTATCCCGTATGCTGCGGCCAATATAGCGGAAAACGCGTTGAGAGTAGACCTTTTATCGTGAAAAAGGTACTCTCTAAGCGTATCTTGCGTAGTGAAATGCAGATTTTTCTTTTCGTAATAATGGTACAGGAGCCCAATTAGGCACAATAAAAGAGAAATCAAAAACATGTAATACTGATACATACTCATTTTCCTTATTAATACGAGCTGTTCGCGAAATAATCTAAGCCGAAGTCAATTCCTATTACAGAAGCCGTGGCGTTATTCGTCCGCCAGTCGGATCTTCTGGCAAAATAAGAGGTAGCCGAGGGTAACTGCGTACCGGAAACCGTTCCCGTTAGAGTTCCCCTCGTTACATCCCCTGTGTTCAACCGTTTTAACTGGTATCCTACTTTCAGATCCGTCTCTGCGAATCCGAGCAAAAGTAATTCGTACCAATCCACAGCAGCGGTATTGGCCGGGAAATTAGCGCCTAAATCGATAGGGGTTTGGGCCGCTGATCCTCCGTAGAATACCATCATGTTAGTATCGGAGGCCCCGTACCCTACGCCTATTGAATTGGTTAGGGTAGAGGGTTCTACATTCGACGGGGCCCCGGCAGCGCCTACCCCCGTAAATTTACGTGCCCCGGAGATAGTCTGAGGATCCCCGAACTGGGTAGCCCTTACAAATCCACCTTTGAAAGACCCGTCAGTTCCAAGATGATCTGAAGCAGCCGCTACCCTAGTCCCACATAACTGCCCTGATGAAGCCGAGGTGTCGTACCCTATCTTCCTTTTCCTGGAATATAAATTGGTAGTAGCGAACGCGCGACCTGTAGCCGTACCTGTATTAGTTAATGTGGGAACGCCTATAGACGCCAAAGTAGTTGCAGACCAGCCGAACGGGTGCCAAAAAGCCTCTA